GCGGAGTTTCCAGCAGGTGAATTTGGTATCTATACTACATCTCAATTGAAAGGATTATTGAGTGTATTGGATGAAAACATTAAAGTAGAAGAAGTAACTGGCGCAGTTAAGTTCTCAGATAATGGAACTAAGATGCAATATATGTTGGCAGCACCATCAGTTATTCCTGCAGTTCCTGAATTGAAGGCTTTACCTCCATTCGATGCTGAACTTACATTGGATGATGATTTTGTAAACAAATTTGTAAAATCAAAAGGTGCATTAGCTGATGCAGATACATTTACATTTATTTGTAAAGGTGGTAAGGGTGAAATCGTATTAGGATATTCATCTATCAATTCAAATCGTATCTCTTTGACAGTAAATTGCACTTGTGAAAATGATATCGAACCAATTGCATTCTCAGCAAAATATCTAAAAGCAATTTTAGTTTCTAACAAAGGAGCAACATCATCTTCATTGAAAATCTCATCTAAGGGATTATCGCATGTATCTTTTGAAGATGGAGATTACAAATCTGAATACTACTTAGTAGAAATTAAATAATTATTATGAGCTTTTGGGATACTGAACCACAAAAACCTGTCTTTGACTTTGATATTGAAAAAGCAAAGTTAAAAGAAAATATGGACTATTTGATGACAATGTCTGTGCAAGAACAAACACTATACAAAAAGTGGGTGGAGTTGCAAGAACCATCAATGATTCAGGCTAAAGCCCAAATAGCATCGTATTATGATTCTCAATGGAAACCAACTGATATCAACAATAAGGAGCTAACGATAAAAGAAATTGAATCGTTAGACCCTTACGTTGAGATTGTTGATGATAATCCAAAAGAATCTACCAAATGGGCAGCGATAAGACGTATGATTCACACAATGGATTTTACAGCAAACCCTGGCCGTAATGTAAAGATTAATGTAAAGGATAGAGTAAGTGGAAAACTATTAGGACAGATTTCATTAGCATCTGATGTAACCGCTATGGGAGTTAGAGATAACTTCATTGGTTGGACTAAAGATAATAAGTTTGTTGATGGTAAGTTAAACAACACTACTATTGCTTCTACAATTGTATGTACTCAACCTTTGGGATATAACTTCTTAGGTGGTAAGTTAGTTGCTATGATGACAACTGTGCCGGAGGTTAGAAACTATTGGAAAACAAAATATGGTGATACTCTAATTGCAGTTGGAACTACATCACTTTACGGAATTCACTCTCAGTATAATGGTATCCCTCTTTTCAAAACATTAGGTGAATCAGCAGGTAAAATTAGTTTGAAGCCCGATGATAAATTCTATGACCCTTGGCATCAATGGTTAAAGGAAAATAGAGCAGAGTGGTATCAGAATAATATCACCAATGAAAGAATTCGTAATGGTGCTAATATGGGAGCCGGTGAAGGAGCTAGTGGGCCTGTTAGTGGTATTAAACAAAAGATATTAGGACAGATTTTTAAAGAGTGTGGTATTAAGGCAACTGAATACCATCACGGATTTAAGAGAGGTGTTTACTTCGCTATGATGTATGAGAATGGAGCTGAGTTTCTTCGTAAAGAAATTGATGAAGATAAATTAATCATTAAAGATAAGTTTAAGCAAGGCACTGAATACATCAACAAATGGTGGAAAAAACACGCAATCAGTAGATACACAAAACTACATGATGAAGGAAGAATTAAACCTGAACACTTATTCTACATAGATGCTATTGGAATTAGTTGGGAAGAAATGAAAGATAAATACCTATCAGAAGTAGGAAGATAAAAAACAAAATTATGGAAAACGAAAATTTAGAACCAATTGGTGAAATAAAAATGGCACCTGCACAAAAATTAGAGCAGTGTGAGTGGGTATTTCAATTTGATGATGATGAACCACAAATATTTGCATGGACATCCGAAGATTCGCCAGATGAAGAACCAACCGTAACACTTACAATTAATAATACTAAAGATGCATATATATCTTTTACAAATAGAAATTCGGGTAAGAAATTTAAATTATTTCCTAGAGAACTTTCAGCCGAAGGTATTAAATTAAGAGAATTCCAAACACAACAAAACGAATCATTAAAAAAAGATATAGAAAATGAAAGTGAAAATACAAAAGATTAGTCCATTAGCAAAAATTCCAACCTACGCTAAAGATGGTGATGCTGGGATGGATGTAATAGCAACATCAATCATATCAGATACACCAGAACAAATTACATATGGATTGGGGATTGCATTGGAAATACCTAAAGGATTTGTAGGATTGGTATTTCCTCGTTCATCAATTAGAAAGACTGGTTTACAATTAAGTAATTCAGTTGGTGTAATTGATAGTGGATATAGAGGTGAATTGCAAGCTACATTCAATAAAGTATTTGGTGGTGAAGGTATGTATGATGAAATGAAAGTAAATCAAATGCAACCAAACGACTACTACAAAGTAGGTGATAGAGTTGCACAAATTATGATTATTCCATTTCCTCCAATTGAATTTGAGCAAGTAACACAATTATCAGAAACCGAAAGAGGTGATGGTGGATTTGGTTCAACAGGAAAATAAAAAATAAATTATGTTTATAGAACAAACTGAAGAAAAGGTAAACAATAACCTTTGGGTAGAGAAATATCGCCCATCAAAGCTTGTTGATTATGTAGGTAACGAACATCTAAAATCAAAAGTAGAGGGTTACTTAGAAGCAGGTGAAATTCCACACCTATTATTGTATGGAAAAGCGGGTACTGGTAAAACTACATTAGCAAAGTTAATCGTAAAATCAATTGAATGTGATTATATGATTATCAACGCATCATCGGAAAACAATGTTGATACTGTAAGAACGAAAATCACTAACTTCGCATCTTCTATGGGATTCAAACCATTTAAGATTATTATTTTGGATGAGTTTGATTATATGACTCACAACGCACAGGCAATCTTAAGAAACTTAATGGAAACTTTTAGTGGACATTGTCGTTTCATTTTAACTTGTAACTATGTTGAGAAAGTAATTGATCCAATTCAGAGTAGATGTCAATCATTTCAAATCGTTCCTCCAACTAAAAAGGATGTAGCAATTCAAATCAGTAAGATTTTGAAAGCAGAGAATATTGAATTTGATATTAAAGATTTAGTTCCAATCATTGATGCTAATTATCCTGATATTCGTAAGGTAATTAATACTTGCCAAATGAATTCTATCAAAGGTGTATTAAAAGTTGATACTAAAAATTTATTGGAAGGTGATTATAAACAAAAAGTAGTTGAGATTCTTAAATCAAAGGATGATAAACGAAATCGTTATCTAAAACTAAGACAAACTATTATCGATAGTAAGGTAACGGACTTTACGGATTTATATACTTTGTTATATGAAAAGGTGGAGGAATATGCACCAAACAATACAGCCAATGTAATCATTGAATTATCACAAGGTCAATTGAATCATGCACAATGTATTGATAAGGAAATACCAACGGCAGCAACATTAATTCAAATAAACAATTTAATCGGATAATATGGCAAACATTTTAGGAGCAGATGGAACAGGAATGGGTGAACAACAAATTCAACCATTAGATTTAACAAAGACTGAAGCAATTGCATGTGAAAAATGCGGTGGTGAGATTTTCGTACAAGGGTTTGGATTTCGTAGAATATCTAAATTAGTTACAAACAAACAAAAAGATGAGGTATTGCCTGTAGAATTATTTCTATGTGGTGATTGTGGTGAAGTTCTTAATGAATTATTGCCTCCAGGCTTAAAAGCAGAATAATAAGATAAGTATTTTATGACATTAGTTGAGGTAAAATCAAAAGAACAAAAAACTATTGTTAAAAATATAATAGAAAATCATCATTCATATGTTGCAAGTAATGCATCGGTAGGTAGAAGAATTGATTGGTTAATATATGAAGATAACAATTTTCCACAATATCCAATCGGAATGATAGGAATTGGTTCATCTGTATATCCACCACCAAAAGATATTCTTACTGAATTGGGAGTAAATAAATTTGAATATAAAGACCTATTTAATTCAATAGGTAATAATTGGAGATTTTGTTTAACTAAAAAAATACCAAACGCAGGAACTCAAATTCTTAAACAATTAAGATTACTTGCACCAATTGCTTGGAAAGAAAAATATGGTGATGATTTAAAATGGATGATAACATTTGTAGCCGGCGGAAACACTGGAGCAGTTTATTTGGCTGATAATTGGAAGATAATTGGTAAAACAGCAGGGTTACCAAAACACAAATCATCTTCTATGAAATGGCACACCGGTGAAGAATTAAAAGAATTATTTGTAAAACCAACTGGTGAAAATCAAAAAATTATCTTATTCAAAGATTTAAGAAATAAAAAAGTTAAAAATAATGGCAGTAACTCTATTTGACCATATAAAACAAATAACCGATGTTCAAAATCCTAAGTATTGGGATACATTAGAAGATGTAGATAAAAAGACATGGTCTAATTATATGGTTCTTAGATTTCTTTCTATGAATACCGATTGGGTAGCAACTGTAGCTGAATTACAACCATTACTACAGGAACTACCACCAAAGGCTTTGTATTTGGCATTAATTGGTGTTATTCCAAAAAGTAGGACATTTTTGAAATATATGAAGCCAGCATCATCCGAAAAGTATGAGAAATGGATAGTAGAGCTGGTTTCTAAGTATTATGAGGTATCAGAAACGGAGGCTGAGGAATATGTGGATATTCTATATACAATCAAAGGAGGACATCAGGTTTTACATAATATAGCGGAAAGTTACGGAACTGACCCTAAAATCATAAAGAAACTTAAGTTAAAATTTTGATATATCAGAGTTTTTTCGTATCTTTATACAATAATAACAAAATATGACAAGAGTAAGTTTCTCCCAATATAGCACATATTCATCGTGTCCCCAACAATACAAACTAAACTATATAGATAAGTTAGGTGAAAGTTCATCTAATATCCATACCATCTTCGGAACGGCAATGCACGAAGTAATTCAGCATTATCTAAGTGTATTCTATGGTGTATCTAAAAAGCAAGCAAATGAGCTTGATATGGATAAGATGCTACTATCTAAACTAAAAGAGGAGTTTCTAAAGGAAAGAGAAAAGATGAGTGAGGGAGCTCCCTGTGAGCAAATAGAATTGGAAGAATTCTATGGTGATGGTAGAAGAATTTTAGAGTGGTTTAAAAAGCATGTTGAAAAACTATATACAAAAAGTGGATTTGAATTGGTTGGTATTGAGATACCAATGAATTATGAAATTAAGCCAGGTGTTCATTTTATAGCATTTATAGATATTGTTCTAAAAGATGTATCATCGGGTGAAATTGTTATC